GTAGAGGCGGCAAAAGAGTAGGACCCTTTGATATAAGAATAGGGTTGCCAAGAGGTAGAGAATATGATAATATACCTGGCGATCCTAGACTAAAACAAAGAGCAAATCCAGAGACAACAATCAATCGTTTTAGAGCAGCTATATCAAAAGGTGAGGGTGTTGCTCGTAATACTCGTTTTATAGTAAATATATCATTACCAAAAGGTGGTCAATTAAAAGAAGCAATAGAACCATTATTCTTTGAGGGTGATGGTAGAGGTGTAGGACCTGCAGGAAGATATGGTACTACATTTAATTATGAAAAAGATATGCAAGAAAATGTTGCTCTAATGTGTACAGGTATAACTATGCCTGGCAGAACAATCAATACAAGTCCATATCGTATTGCAGGTGCGCCATATAAATATCCAACACAGGTTCAATATTCAGATATTACCGCCACTTTTATTGGTGATAAATTTTTAAGATTAAGAACCTTTTTTGAAGCATGGCAAAACATAGTTTACAATAATCAAACAGGTTTATTTAATTTTTATGATGAATATACTGCACCTATTGATGTGTTTCAATTAGGTCAGTTTGATAGTCTAAATGATAGAGATAGTATAACATATGGTGTAAGATTAAGAGAGTGTTTACCAACAGCCATTAATCAAATACAATATGATAGTGGTAATCAAAATCAGTTTGTTGCGATTGAGGTTTCATTCGCATACAGAGATTGGTTGAATTTTGGACTAGATATAGACAGCACAGGAAAAGTTGGTGGTTTATCATCTGGTGTTGTAAAATCAGGCGGTGGATTCTTAGATGGATTACCACCTGAATTAAGAAGGACTGGGCGTCAAGTAATTAATCAATTGAAACGCTCTATTCCTATTGGTAGGGTATTTGGTGGAAAGATATTCCCACCATTTACATTTTAAATTATAAGGAGATATTATGGCTTTACCAAAGTTGAATACTCAAACATTTGAGTTGAATGTCCCTAGCACGGACGAAAAAGTGAAATACAGACCTTTCTTGGTTAAAGAAGAAAAAATATTACTTCAGGCACAAGAGGGTGAACAAAAAGAAATGTTTAATGCATTAAGTGATGTTGTGAGAGCATGTACATTTGATAAGGTAGATATAGAGAGGTTACCTTCTTTTGATGTTGAATATATGTTTTTAAAAATAAGAGCTAAATCAGTAGGTGAAAAGGTAACATTAAATCTTGCTTTTCCTAGTGATGAAAAAGTTAAGATACCTACTGAGGTAGACTTAATGAAAGTTGAAGTAGAAGTTGGTGAAAAACACACTAACAAATTTGATCTTACGGATACTGTTAGTGTTATTATGAATTATCCTACAATGAAAACATTTGTAGATAGAAACTATACTAAACTTACAGCTGAAGACGCTGTCGCTCTTACTGCAAACTGCATTAATCAAATTATTGATGGTGTAGAAACTTATGAAGCAAGAGATTTAAGTAAAAAAGAATTAACTGAATTTGTTGAAAACTTAACACAAAATCAGTTTGCTACAATACAAAAGTTCTTTTCTACAATGCCAAAGTTATCTCATACCGTAACTTTGACACACCCTAAAACTAAAAAGAAGGGTAAGGTAACAATAGAAGGTATGCAAAGTTTTTTTTAGTATGCCTCTCTCATATTAATTTAGAAACTTATTATGATTTGAATTTTAAAATGATACAGTTACACCATTGGTCATTAACTGAAATTGAAAATATGATACCATATGAAAGAGAAATATATCTGACTTTATTGAATGAACATATAAAGGAAGAAAACAAAAGACAGAGAGAGGCGAAGGCAAGGAGATAAAATGGCTGAACAGACTAAAAAAGTCAACCTAGAATTAGAGATAGATACATCTACCGTTGATTCTAGTAAAAATAGATATCAAGGATTGATTGATCTTGCAAAGGCAGTAGATCAATGGCGTATATTTCCTAGAGTATTCATCACAACCTATATCTATTTGTTATATAAAGTAACTATATGGTTTATGGATCTAGCAGACCCAACCATGGCACAATCTGGTTTAGTATCAATAGTTGTTGGTGCTGGAGCAGCATGGTTTGGTTTATATGCTGGAACAAGTAAAAGTAAGAAGTAAATATGGCTGAGAATTTTGCAGGAGTAATAGATCAATTAAGAGAGAATAAAGAGGCTATTGATGATAGTAAAGAACAAAATCGTATTAGTCTTTCTAATGTCAATAAGAATTTAGCATTTCGTTTACAAGACTTAGGTAGAGACTTTGCAAAATCAGTTGGTATGCAAGAAGACGCTATACAAATGCAGCGTCAAATTGCTGATGAACAAGAAAGAGCAAGATTATTAGCAGAAAGTGAAGGGAAAGATCCAGTATCAGGTAAAGACTTAGGAGAAAGCTCATTTAGTAAAACATTCTCAGGTCTTAAAGCATTACTTGGTGGTGTAACATTATTCTTTGCTGGTCTATTAATAACTATAAAAGCATTACAAGATGATTTATTTAAAAGCGCAGTAGGTGATTTATTTAGAGCAATTGGTGATGTATTTGAAGACATAATAATACCTGCAGGTAAAGCACTTCAACCCATTGCTACATCAATACTCACTTATACAGTAAAAGGTCTTACATTATTTTTTGAAAGTGTCTTAAAAGTTTTTGAATTTTTAAAAGATTTCAATGACAATGCAGCAATTGAACCAGAAGATTATAAAGGTATTGCTCCACTAGGCGCATTAGCAGTTTCAAGACTTGCAAGAATTAAAGCAGCATTAACAGGTGTATCTGCAACAACAGCCACAGTGGCAACAGCAGCTGAAGACGCAAATGTCAAATCAACAGGTATTATTCAGAAAACTTTAGATAGTCTTAAAGTTAGATTAGACGCATTTAAGGTTAGTTCAGCAAAAGCACTTGCACCTTTAACTAAAACTTTAACAACATTAACAGCACCAATTGCAGCAGCATTTACAAGTATTAGAGGTGGGTTTATGAGTATATCATCAAGAACAAAACAATTACTCGCACCTTTAGATAAGTTAAGAAAAACACTTACTACCGTCATAGCACCTCTTGCTAAATTACCTGTAATATCAACAGTAACTAATTTCTTTAGTGCTGGTGGTGCAAAGGCAGGTGGGTTTTTAAAATTTTTAGGTAAGTTATTTTTACCATTTACAATTATCATAGGTTTGGTTGATACAGTAAAAGGTTTCTATGCAGGATTTTTTGGTACAGATTTAGAAGAAGGCGAAGAAGCACCAGAGGGATTTATTGAAAAATTGATGGCAGGTTTTGAAGGTGGTATAAAAGGTTTAGTTAATAGTATAATTGGTGCTCCACTTGATCTCTTAAAAGGTGCTGTAGGTTTTGTACTTGGTAAAATGGGTTTTACGGGTGCTGAAGAGGCACTTGCTTCATTTAGATTTAGTGATATACTAGATCAAATATTAAGTGTAATATTTAATCCTATTGACAGTATTGTTTCTTTATTTAGAAAAATATTTGATTTTGACATTCTTGGTTGGTTGACACAAAATGTACCAGGTTTTGGAAAGATTATTGATTTCTTCACAGAGGATGATGTTGAAGCTCAAATGCGAACTATTAGACAAAATAGAGACGCACAAAATCAAATATCAAATTTAGAAAATAGCATTGATTATTTACAGTCAAGACTAGATGATCCTGACTTTAGTGGTAATAGAGAGGCATTAGAACAAGATATTAAAGATAAACAAGCAATCATTGATGATGTGAGAGCTCAAACAGGATTAACTGCTGAAGGTATACCTGCAAGAATAGCAGAATTAGAAACAATGGCAGAAGCGACTGAAGGTGGTGACAGAGAGAGATTACTGAATAGAATAGCAGAGTTACAAGAACTACAAACACAATTAGATAATCAAAATGTAATAGTGGTTAATACAGATAACAAACAAACACAGGTCAATAATAATAAAGGTACTGTGTCAGTTGGTAAAGAAACTACACCAAATGATTCAACATTTAAAATTCTGCAATCA